ATCGCAGTATTACTTCCTCTTGCTATCTGTGCAACACCTCGTGTAACCTTTCGTGTTACAAATAGTTCACTTCGTCGTGGTGATTCATGATTAAAGAGAATGCCATTTGAAATGAACATCCCGTAACTCTCTCGGTAGTTCTTACCCAGCCAAAATGCATACACCTTGGTAATACCGTATGGAGACCGAGGGTAAAAGGGCGTTGTTTCTGTTTGAGGTGTTTCCATAACCTTTCCATACATCTCACTGCTCGAAGCCTGGTAAATACGAACCTTATCCTTTAACGAAGAAGATCGGAACGCCTCTAATAGTTTTACAACACCGATACAGTTATGGTAGGTTGTCATTTCAGGCATATCAAATGACAGTTTCACAAAGGACTGTGCAGCTAGATTGTATACCTCAACTCGTTCAGCATTCAAACTCTCAATATATCGTACAATCGATTGCACAGAGGTTGCATCTGTAATATCTCCTGTTCGGAGAGTTAGTTTTTGATTGTCTAATAGGTGTCGTATACGCATCGTTTCTTGCAAATGACTTGTATGCCGTACGATCCCTATCACATGGTATCCTTTTGAAAGAAGAAGCTCGGCAAGGTAAGAACCATCTTGTCCTGTGATTCCGGTAACTAATGCAACGTTGGACATGATTATACAGTGAGAGCATCGCATAAATCCTTTCGTTCGGCTTCCGTTAAGTCTGGATGATTCGGCATATAAAATGCACACTCATGAAGCAAGTCTGCATTCGGAAGGATTCGACCATCATGAAGGTCTTTGAAAAACGGCTGACGTGCCATGTTTCCGGCAACAAGTGGACGTATTTCAATACCAAGTGTTTGGCATTTTTCAATACAATGATCACGAATCTCAGGGGTTCTACACACAACAGGGATTGCAAAAGCCGGTGTATCTTGATCTGGAAGATACACATCCTTTGAAGAGTTGAGACTCTCTCGTATGTATCTATAGTTTGCACGACGTATCGAGTTCGCGGAATCTATTTGTTTTAGTTGGTGTTGTCCAAGAACACCTTGAAGTTCCATTGGACGAACGTTGTAGCCTAATGTATAGAATGTATAAGGTGCAAAAAAATCAGTAACGTTCCACTTCTCACGCAATGATAACTGAACATCTCGATGTACGTTTCGGTCCCACCCATGAGCTCGCACCATTCGAACCATTGTGTTTAGTTCGGAATCGTCGGTGACAATCATACCTCCTTCTATAGTCGACATATGATGACCTACAAATGTTGAAAACGTTGCAGCAAGTCCAAAGTTTCCAAGACGAACTTCATTATTTCTTGCCCCTAAAGACTCACATGTGTCTTCAAGTAGTATGATACTTTTCTCATTACAATACGATTGAATATGGGTAACATCACTTGAAAATCCGAGTAAATGTGTTAGAAATAAACATCGGATCTCAGGTGCGTTCTGTAAGGTTTCAGTAGAAACATTGAGTGTTTTTGAATCGACATCAATCAACACAGGAATACACCCTAGCTGAACAATAGGCATTACATTCGTCGCCCACGTTACTGCAGAAACACCGATTTTATCACCTTTCTGTAGTCTTCCGAGGTTCAACAATGATTGTAAAAGCACTAAGTTTGCAGAGCTTCCGCTATTCACCATTGTGCAAAACGTTCGACCTTGCCATCCTGCAAACTCTCTTTCAAATCTCAAAACCTCTTCTCCCATACTTAACTTTGAAGCCTGTTGTATGAATAAACATAGTGTTGTCTTAGCATCCTCTTCATCTAAAAAGGTGTGGCGCATCAATGGAATCGGCATTATCAAGTATACATGGGTATGTTAAAACTTCTTCTGAACAAACACCTGAGACTCACGTTGACCCAGAACAATGATTCGCTTATGATAACCATTTAGGAAACCATCAATCCCTCGTTTTGTTAAGTCAGGACCTCCCCAACCATAGTCATCAAAAATGAGACGTCCTCCAACTTTAAGCTTACGAAATGCTAACACAGCATCTTCGAGAACATAATCGGGTTCATGATTTCCATCAATGTAGATAATATCAAACGAGTTGTCTTCCAGTGTTGGAAGCACTTCATGTGAATACCCTCGTTTGACAGTGACTCGTTCGCTAAGACCACAAGCTTCCATGTTTTGAGTGAATGCGTTATAGATTGTCGTTTGTTCGCCTTTGTATTCGGGATAGTCTACATAGTCTGTCCAAGGGTCAATTGCAATCAGTGTAGAGTCTGGATGTGCTCCATAGGTTTCAGCCACACTTACCATGTTTGCACCATAGAACGCACCCACTTCTGCATACTTGATAGGCTTGGAACTATCCGGAGTTACATATGGAAACCAGTTATTAGCAAGTCTATAGGCAACTCCCTTGAACTTTGGGTTCAGTGTATACATTTATAGTCCGAATGGAAGTGTTTCTACATAGTCTACCGCAGATGAGCCAGTTCGAGACACGTGACGATTATGACGGTATCCAAATGATGTGTCATTATACACTTTCATTCCGATAAACAATGCAAGAACATATATCATCATTCCATGAATGTTCGCATCCATCCATCCCTTCTGTAGAATGCCATTGGAAGCTTCTACTGCAGTTAAGTATCTCTGAATCAACGCATTGTTCCAGAATCGAAAGCTTGATATATGGAAGTTGTTGTACGGCGCAAGTCCAGAATAAAGATCACCCTTCATAAAATACTTCTTGCGTAGTTCCTTCTTAAGTGTATCTAGTACATGTTCATCATATCCTTCACTGCGGATGAAATCAAGTGTAAAATCGAAGAGAGACTGCTGATCTTGTGAGTCTTCAAAGACTGATCGAAACACATAGTCATGTTTAAGAAGTTGATGCTTAACATATTGCTCTGTTAATATCGGTGCCTGAAAGAAGGAATCGTCGTCTAATCGTATGTAATGTGAATACTCTTTTAACCGAGGATGTTGTTGAACAACACCACTAAAGAAACGACACATCATCAAATAACCATAAGGTCGACGAAGATTTCTATTAACAACGTCTTCCTTGCCTGAAAAATCAACTTGAATAAACTCTTTCACACCTGGCAATCGAGCCTTTTCAGTATCTTCATAGTCCTCATGAAATACGAAGATATCTGTAGTTGGAAATAGCGAACGAGTGATCTTAAGTGAACCTTCTAACAGTTCTAAACGAGATGCTTGAGTGACATCATCATATATATGGAATGCTTTTGGAGACGCAAGGTAGATGATACAAAATGACATTTATCTAAACAGTTCATAATTATCTGTGGTTGTGAACGAAAACCATTGGAACTGTAGTCATTACATTCCCGCTCTTTGCATATTCTTCGCATAGCGGGCCCAATACATCTAACATTATTTCAATCCACCCGATCGGATAGAGACTGTCGTTTTCTTTACACGTGTATGGAGAAGTTGCCGGATGATTTTTTAACTCTTCACTGTGTTTGTCAAGTATCCTACATACTTCTGTATACCAGCGCGTTGTAAATTCCGTATGTGGTCTACAAATCATTGCACAACCCGGCGGTCTATAGTTAATCATTGCACGTGGATTCAACTCAAAATCCCGAAACGCACTATACCAAGTCCATCCATATGGAGTTTTAATGTCTGTATATCCACCCCCATAGAAATGCATAAAATAGCATCGAAGGTAATCCGACTTGTGAACGGCAGACAAGTACGGATATGCGGGATGCAGAGGTGCATGCGAGAGAATATACGTCGGTATGGATTGTCTTGTCAGTAGTTTTACGTTACATGGTTTTGCGAGTTCCTTTAGCTCTTGAAGTCTGGCAACACGTTGTTCATTCATTTGATTCTCTTCCGTCCAGAAGCAATACAATGTGTATTCGCGTCGCGTTGGCGATTTCCACATTTACTTGTAATGTGAAAAATAGTATTTTAGGCTAGAAGATCAAGTTCTGTTTTAGGTTTCACAATGAACTGACTTAGATACAGAAACTCATTAGTTTATAAGATATAGATTAATATCATTATTGACTTTAAATGAGGATTTTAGTTCTGATACTGGCAAGTGATACTAGTCCTGAGTATTTAGAGTTCCAGACTCTCATGCGAACATTCATTCATAAAACGCCAGGAGTTGATTGTTATTTCTATAAAGCACATCCAAATCTTACTCAGGATATTTTCCTATGTGGAGACACGTTAATGATCAAGATGGACGAAACGTTTGATACTATTTATGACAAAACTCTTCGTGCCTTTGACTATTTTTCTCCTAAGCTCAATCACTATGACTTTATCTACCGAACAAATCTATCAACATATACACATTACCCGACTCTGATTGAATATTGTAAATCACTTCCTACTACAAACATGTGTGCAGGATCGTTTGGAGGGTTTGATTCTCCTAATCCGTTTCCAGGAGGATCTGGAATACTTCTTACACCCGATCTCGTTATTCGTTTACTAGATGAACGTCCTGAAAAGCTGTATCAAGACGATGTAACGATCGGAGCAGCATTGAAGAAATGGAATGCTACACTAATTCAACATCGTCGAGGAGATTATGAGAACTGTGACTTATTCTTCATTCGAAACTGGGACACAGTTCCATCCTCTGCTCCTCGTGGACTTTTGTTCAGTTGGAGACTAAAAACTCAAGACCGATCTCGTGACATTGATGCAATGCGAACATTGATCACTCGGTTTCCCCAATAACATCTGACTATACATTGGTTTAGTCAGATGTGGGTTTCCCCTTGTTACTTATTTTTTAGACTATAAAGTCTCAACGATCACGTTTAGTTGGAGTATGCGAGACCGCCCATGCCTGACATAACTCGGAGAACGTTGTAGTTAACTGCATACACGCGGACTTGAGCAGTGCGGCCAGAGCGGACTGTGTTGACTGAAACAGTGAGCTGAAGGGTTGCCTTGTCGATACGGGAGAAGTTGCAGGTGCCGGATGGTTGGTGCTCCTCTGGCTTGAGTGCGAAGGAGTAGACGTTGATACCAGGCGCTGGGGTGCGGCTGTGGTGTTGGTAAGGTTGAACGCGGTCGAAGTATCGGCCCTCGCGCTCTGTGAATCGGTCCTGGCCGTTGAGCTGGAGCTTGGCAACCTCGACTGGGTTCTTACCAGAGCACTTGACGCCTGAATCGAGGATAACCTTGGCAAGGAGGTAGTTGGTGGTGGCTGCAAAGACCTCTTCGCCTTGATCGGAACCAGAGTCCAACCATGAGGCACCTCCAAGAGAAGGACCGAAGGCAATACCGAGACCTGGGAGGTAAGGACCAGAAGGACCGTCGCCAGCAGTTGTGGGGATGGCTTGTTGAGCAGTCTGGTTGCTGGTGTTACCGAGGGAACCACGGGCAAGGACATCCATGACGATACCCTCAGTGGTAAAGTCATCTGTGTAGTTGAATGGCTGGCATCCATTGACCTCTGTAATGAAGTTCTGGTTGGGTGTGCAGTCAACGAATGAATCTCGTTGAACAACCCATACAAGCTCCTTCACTGGGTGGTTGAAGTTGAGCTGGATCTTGTTGGAGGAGGAGGTGATGGACTCAGCGCCAGTGAACTGGAGTTGCTCAATCAAATACTCGTGAGTCTGCTGGGCGAATCGTCGTCGCTCCTCAGTGTCCAAGTAGACGTAGTCAATGTAGAGGGAGGCAGCAGTCAAGGACTGGATTGCAGTAGAGACTGCACCTGCACCTGTAAGCTCATAGTAGGTGCAGTTGATCCATTGCTCGAACTCAACATTGATGCGGACCTCGTGGTATTGGAGGGCAATCAATGGAATAGCAAGACCTGGGTTTCTGCAGAACCAGAACTGGAGAGGGATGTAGAGGGTCTTGGCAGGTGTTCCGGCACGGGGAGCGCAGGAGTTGGTGAGTTCAGCACCAGCGCAAGAGGCATCCAAGGCATAACCACGTCGGTCCTTGACAAGGACGAGGTCGTGGGTGTTACCGATCATGTCGTCGAGGGCTGCAACGGTACCTGCATCCTGGGAGAGCTGGGTCCAGATTTGGAGCCAGTCGCCATATTGTCGGTCAATGCGCTGACCTCCAATCTCGAGCTCAATGACCTTGAGCAATCGGTGACCGATGTAGTTGAGCCATCGGAATCGGTTCAAGTTGGTGGAACCGGCTGTGAGGTCGACTGCTGGGAGAACAACTTGGACGTATGTTCGGTACATCAAGTCTGCGTTACGGTTGATCACCGCTGTGACACGCTTGTTGAAGTCGGCCTGGCCGTTGAAGGTGACTTCAATGGATTCCATGGCGAAGTTTGTATGACGCTTGTAAAGCACCTTCCAGAAGGTAATCTGGGGATTACCAGAAATGTAGATATCCTGTGCGCCATAGCTGACAAGTTGTAAAAGACCACCTCCCATGTTGTTATGTTCCAAAGCAAGAAAGTTTTTTTCAGGAACGTTGTAGGAAAAAAGGGGGTTTAAGGGACGCCTCGGCTAAACACCTATGGATGAAGACCAAGC